CTCAATGATTTTGTTTTGGGTAGCTATGCGCTCGTCTATGAGAGATAATAGACGTGTTATCTTCTTTTGCTCCTCAATGTTTGGATGATAGACTCTAATCTGTTTTAGGTTTTCCCCATATAAGTGTACAACGGAAACACCTTGGGCAACACGAGCGATGTCTTTTTTACGAGCACCATTTAGTTGATAGGCAAAGAATCCTCCATCATCATGTTTGAGTCTTATGATGTTCAAATCTCCACCTAACAGGATGTTGTCAAACGGGACACACCGAGCTGTTGAAATGTCTATAGCAGTTTCTCCAGAACATGGGATTATGACATCATTAGCCTTACTTTTAACCAGCGATGATGAGTCCAACTCTGTTCTACTATATACCTCATCAATAATTTCAGACTTGTACTTGGTATAAAGTTCACCATACAATATACAAGGAGAGCCTTGTTCAGATAATTGGTCTTTCGATATTCCACTGCCTTTGGTTATTTCAGAGATTTTGCCCAATGTGGTTTCTACCCACTCCCCACTAAACTCCGGGAATCTCAAATGGGGAGCATTAAGGACTTTTTTATCTTTATTATCTGCCATAGTTTTCATTTTTTCTATTTACACATATATAACTTGTTGTCACATATCGTGATTGCAAGAATCCGCATCAACGAAATTATCTGAAAGCGTTGCCTCTATATCTTCGATAGTAGGCAATTGGCTTTGTATATTCTCTGGCATAAGCTTTGACAGCTGATATTCAGAGATTCCTATCGGCTGATTTGTCGATTCAAGGGCATACTGTGCCATCACGTTATTCTTCGTCTTGCAGATGAGCAATCCGATAGTGGGGTTGTCTGTCGGTTTCTTCTTGATGTGGTTGACCGCACTCACATACACCCCTAATTGTCCCAAGTGTTCTCCTTTGAATTTTGTGACCTTCAACTCTACAACCACATAACAGCGTAGCTCCAAATGATAGAAAAGCAAGTCAGGATATACAGTGTCTTCCCCCACTTGCAATGGAACTTGACTTCCAACAAAAGCAAAGCCAGTACCTAATTCAAGCAAGAAACGAGTGACGTTGTGGGTAAGTGCTTGCTCTAACTCTCGCTCCCTGTATTCACCGTCAAGCGTGAGGAAATCGAAGTTATAAGGGTCTTTCAATGTTTGAGCAGCCAATTCGCTTTGAGGGTTAGCCAGCAGTCTGTTGAAATTGTTCACGGCCTTTCCCTGTCGCTCATATAGGTTGGTATCAAGGTAATTAAGCAGAACAGCACGGCTCCAACCATTTTCAACGGTCTTCTTCAGGTAGAATACGGCACGACTTACATCCTTGCACTGCGATATGATATACAAATGATGTCCCCATGGAACAGAGAAGAAAACGTCCTCGCTGATATGGGCAACAGGTTGTTGCGCTTTTGCATCGTCTAATTGTGCAACAGCTTGTTGCACAATTGTATTTTCTTGATTATAAAAGAGATACCACTGTCTGATGTATTGCAAGTTTCTATGAGACAATCCTTTCATATCTGGAAACTCAGCCATAAGTTCACGGCTTAGTTCTTTAAGCCATCCATCTCCCCAAGAGGCGGATTTCTGCTTCTCACAGATGTCTGCACCCATGCGCCAGTAAAGGCGGAGCAATTCTGTATTCACCTTGATTGCCGCCCTTATTTGCGCACTACGAATATCTTGCTTCAATTGCGACACCCACCTCTTGAAGTCGCTATTGCTTGCCATTGTCATATTCTCTGCCATTGCTTACAATTCCTTATTACTCTGTTCCATTGCTAATATTCTACCAAACTGGTGGAAAATTGGAAATCACAATTTGCGACATCCAATTTTTCAGACTATTCCCAATTCTTTTAGATATGCTTCTATCTCCTTGTCCAACTCTGCACGTTTGGTTTCCAGTTCCTTGATTCCCGCCATAACTGCCTTGATGTCGATGGGTTCTTCTTCCTCGAAGGTATCGACATATCGGGGGATATTGAGGTTATAGTCGTTGTCGGCAACCTCCTGCAGGGTGGCGAGGTGACTGTATTTCTCTATCTCCTTGCGCTCACGATAGGTATCTACAATCTTCTTGATGTGCTGCGGACGGAGTTTGTTCTGCGTCTTCACCTTTTCAAACTCCTTGCTGGCATCAATGAACAGGATGTTATCGTCTTCCTTGCGGCATTTCTTCATCACAAGGATGCAGGTAGGGATGCTTGTGCCATAGAAGATGTTGGCTGGAAGTCCGATGATGGCATCAATATAGTTCTTTTTCTCAATAAGGAAGCGACGGATGACACCCTCGGCATTGCCACGGAAGAGCACACCGTGAGGAGCCACACAAGCCATTGTGCCACCCTCGTTCAGATGGTAAATCATGTGCAGGATAAAGGCGTAGTCGGCTGTCTTGCGTGGAGCGAGACGACCTGCCTTGCTGAAACGATCATCGTTGTTGAACTTTTCAGCTGCACTCCATTCGGCAGAGAAAGGAGGATTGGCCACTACGGCATCAAACTGCTCCTCTGAAAAGGCATCAGCTTCGAGCGTATCGCCATTCTCTATACAGAAATCGCTGAATTTCACACCATGAAGCAGCATATTCATGCGTGCAAGGTTGAAGGTAGTAGGGTTCTTTTCCTGACCGTATATCAAATCCGCTTTGCCATTGCGTGCCGTGCGGAGCAGCAGCGAGCCAGAGCCACAAGTCGGGTCATAGACATTTTTAAGTCGGGTCTTTCCTGTTGTAACGATGTCGGCAAGTATCTGGCTCACCTCCTGTGGGGTATAAAACTCTCCTGCCTTCTTTCCTGCACCTGCGGCAAACTGACCTATCATGTATTCGTAGGCATCACCGAGGATGTCAATGTCAGAAGCCTCACTCAGACCGAAGTCAATATCATCAAGTGCCAACAGTACGTTGCTGATAAGCGTGTTCTTGTCATCGGCAGTCTTGCCTAACTTAGGCGATGCGAGGTCAATGTCAGAGAAGAGTCCTCCGAAATCTTCCTCACTATCGTGCCCGATAGTGCTGTCTTCTATCTTCTTCAACGAGCGTTCGAGCATGGGCAGGATATTCTCCTTGCGCTTGATTGCTTCAATAACAGATGAATACAGGAAATCCGGCTCTATGAAGTAACCCAAGTTCTCCATACTTATTTCCCTTATTTCGTCTTTCAGCTCCTGCTGGTCACTCGCCCAAGCCTCCTTGAAGGTCATCTCGTCCGCTTCCAGTTCGCCATCGATATACATCTCTATCTTCTCCGACAGATACTTGTAGAAGATGAATCCGAGGGTGAAATACATAAAGTCACTTGCCGACATATTGCCTCGCAAGGTATTTGCCACAGTCCAAAGCTGTGTGCGCAGTTTCTGTTGTAACTCTTCGCTCATATTTTGCCAAATTTTCTTTTATTTTTTTGGGGACAAATCAATCATTCTCTGAATCAAAAACATTCCATGATATACAATGCAGAGAACCACCTACATTATGGTCTGCCGCATTGAAAGTCAGTTCATTTGAATCTATCTTGACGATTGTATCTACCTGTAAATACTCTTTTAATTGCTCAACAGCTAATTCATCCGCTGGCTCATTAAGGGTTGGCATTAGAACTACTTTGCCTACCTGTAAATAGTTAATGTAAATCCAAGAATTATCAGATTTCTTATCACCAAAGCCAAACTCTTTTATTTTGAAATATGGTGAAAGCCTTTCAAGCAATTTGGCACGATAATCCAAATCGTAATCCTGATAATTGGACAACAAGATGGTTTCTTCATCAATCGCATGCAATATTCCATCAGCATGGCATAGTGGTAGTTCATTATTTCGTCTTGCTTCTTCCACTTCATGCGGATCAACAGGAATCCATATTACTTGTTTTCCACTGGCTTGCTCAATCCTTTTTGTTATTTCAAACGGTTGCATGTCTGCATTCTCAGCAAACACTTTCTCCGTCAATATCATCTTATTTCCACAAACGACAACATTGCCGCCATCCAATATTACATTGCAATCTACAATTTCCTTACCTGTAAGAAAATCACATTGAGCATTGTCTGTAATATATTGTCGGTCGCTCTCGACTTTCCAAAGATAATTGGGGCGGTACATGTACCGCATGAACTTGTTTTCACCAATCTGTATTGGCATATAATCACGAGCCCAAATATCCTTGGTGTTGCGGATTTTTTTCTCTACAATAATGCCATTCTCTCTTAATGCATCTTTTATAGCTTTAGCACAGCTTCTATAACCTTCTGTGAGGCACGCAGAGAAGAAAACTCTATTTGTCTTATTGTCTTGCATACTTTATTCCCAACTAAATGTACTAATAATGTTTCTCAACTTTGTCGTCAAGCTTTTCAGAAGCCAAGAGCGTTGAAGAAGGCGAAGCCCTTTCTTCTGCTTGATGGCACGCTGTAGTATTTCCGGCTTCTCACGTTGCAGATAGTCGTACTCCTGTACATACTTGACAAGAGCCTTTTCATCAATGTCTTCCTCCTTTGCCAAATCGGAAATGGCACGCAAACGAGCTTCTGTAACATATTTCGTGAGGCGGCTCTCCAAGTCCATCGTTCCGTCTGCCTTGCTGCGAGTGAAACCCTCATGGTCGTTATCGACATTCTCACGGATGAAGTTATCTATGATGCGTGTCTTATTGCGCATCACGGGGTCTTTTATCATCGTGTCTATAATATGCTGACGCTTTTCTCCATAGTCCTCACTGTCAGGATTGAGGTCGGCTATCAGTTCGAGGATATATGCCACATTGATGACATCACTGTGAAGCAGTTCAAGGCAGAAGTCTATATAAGTGATTTCTCCCTGCTGGTCTTCTGCCACCATGCTTGTGGATTCGTCTGTCCCTTTTTCCTGTTCATCATTCTCATTTGAGATAAAGCCAAGTGTCATGTCAAGATACTTGGAACGATAGTCATTGAATTGCTGGTCAGTCATTTCCCACGCAGGGTCATCAGCATCAAACTCCTCGTATATCTGTATCTCGGAACGTTTCTTGATAATGTCTCTGAATGCAAGGATGAAAGTTCGCTTGTCGTATTCGTTTTGGATGCGGTCAACGGATGCCATGTCGGGGTAACGGGTCAAGAAAGTATGGCACAGGGCATTCAGTTCCTTCTTCACATCCTCGAATGGCGCACGCAGCACAAAGCCCAACGCTTCGGGAGCATTGGTGTTGGAGAACAGTTTGACAGCCTTATCCACATTGTCTTTCAGATTGCGGAAGCATACCACCTTGCCAAACCGCTTCTTCTCGTTGAGCACTCGGTTGGTGCGGCTGAATGCCTGCAAGAGGCCATGATATTCCAAGTTCTTGTCCACATAGAGCGTGTTGAGTTTCTTGGCATCAAAGCCTGTGAGGAACATTCCGACAACCAACAGAAGGTCGAGCGGCTCCATGTCGGCACGCTTCTTCTTCATGCGCAGGTTGATGTCGTCATAATAGGCACTGAAGTTGTCGGTCGAGAAATTGGTGTGGAACATTTCATTGTAATCGTCCATGATAGCCTGCAACTCGTCTGCCGTCACCTTATCGTTGGCGAAACCCATGTTCATGCCCGTCTGCTCGTCATCCTGGCTGTCATTGGCAGCGTAGGTGAACACCGCACCGATGCGTATCTTCGGATTGAGTTCCTTGAATATCTTGTAGTAGCGAAGCAGCATGGGTACAGACTGTATGGCAAACAGAGCATTGAAATCCCCATCGTAGGTCGATTTGTTGAAGTTGTTGAGGATAAACTGTGCTATCTCCCTCATGCGCTTCTCTTCCATCACATCCACATCGCCATTCTCCTTGTAGTATTCCACCAAGAAACCCAGCACGTTCTCGTCGGCTATGGCATCCTTGATGAGATAGCGATGGAGACAGGTGTCAAACACCTCGGCTGTAGTATGCTCTCCTCTTGCATTCTCAGAGAATATAGGTGTGCCAGTGAAGCCGAATATCTGCAAGTTTTTGAAGAAATTCACGATGTTCTTATGACACTCGCCAAAATGGCTGCGATGACATTCATCGAAAATCATCACAACCTTTTGGTCTTTCACCTCTTGCAGATGCTTGTTGTAGTAGTTTCGGGTGACGGCACAATTCAACTTCTGTATGGTGGTGATGATGATCTTGGAATTGCCGCTGAGTCTTTTGATGAGTTCGTAGGTATTGTCCGTACCATCCACTGCTCCCGGCTCGAATGCTTCGTATTCCGACTGGGTTTGCGTGTCGAGGTCATGACGGTCAACTACAAACATCACCTTGTCTATACCATCAATCTCGCTAACGAGCTGTGCTGCCTTGAACGAGGTGAGGGTCTTGCCTGCACCTGTTGTATGCCAAATATATCCGTTCTTGTTGGAGTTCTGCACCTTGTCGAGTATGCGCTCCACGGCATAATACTGGTAAGGGCGCAACACCATCAGGCATTTATCACCCTCATGCAGCACGATATATTTGCTGAGCATCTTACCTAATGTGCATTTGTCGAAAAAGAACTGCGCAAACATCGAGAGGTCGTTGAACGGCACATTCTCGGCATCCGTCCAGTTGAACGTGAACTTATATCCGCTGTTGGGATTGTTGGCGAAATAGCGTGTATTAACACCATTAGAGATAACGAACAGCTGGATATAGTCGAACAAGCCATGAAACGATGTCTTGTGATAGCGTTGAATCTGGTTATAGGCCTGTTTCAGCTCCACGCCACGTTTTTTCAATTCTATCTGCACAAGTGGCAGACCATTGACAAGGATGGTCACGTCATAACGGCACTTTTTTCTGCCCTCAACAGTTATCTGATTAGAAACCTGAAACTCATTCTGGCACCATTGGTGACGGTTCAGGAATTCGATCCAAATACGCTTGCCATCGGCAGTGTCCAATGGATATAGGTCACGAAGTTTCTTGGCTTTCTCGAAACGAGTGCCACCTTCAAGGTAGATGAGTATCTTGTCAAACTCCTCTGCCGTGAGCTCCGTCCGTCCATGTTCAGCCAACTGCTTATGGTTGTGCCTCTCCAGTTGGCGTTTGAAATTGGATTGCAGATTTTCCTCCTCGGCAATTTGGACATATTCATAGTCCATCAGCCTGAGGGTTTCTATCAACCCCATTTCCAATGCTGCTTCACTTTGTGCCGTCATAGTTTCAACGTTATTTTATTCAATATCATCAAGACGCTTGAATATCTCAATTCCCAATGTGCTTTCTATCTTGCACAATGTTTCCAACGACATATTCTTCTGACCTTTCAACACTTTGGAGACATATTGCTGCGTGCAATTCATCTTCTCTGCAAGCATCTGTTGCGTCATTCCAAGTTCTGCCATCCTTTTCGACATGGCTAAAACTATTTGTCGGGAGAATTTCTCCCAATCTTTGACTTCCTGCTCCATATTCACTCGTTGTTCATTTACGCTTGTTTGCGTCAAAGTTCTATTGTCAATCGTTGTGTTCATGAAGATAATCCTGCATCTTATTTTATGGGTGCAAAATTACACAAAAACAATGAATAATACAACTTTCTGGTTGTATTTCTGCCGATTGACGAAGAAAAAACTCCTTTTGTATGCGTTTTTGCCTAATAATCCCATACATCGTAAGCAAATTTTTATCAACAAGAGGGAAAAGAAGTGTTCAAAGCACGAACCCTTATTATGGCTCGCACATCGAACGTTTTCGTTAAGCCAAATGAACAAAGTCAAACATGTTTGAACTTTGTCATGGCGAGAAAACGAAGGCAACAGCCAACACTTCTTGTAAAATCAGAAGATGCCGTTAAGCATATTAACCGCATCAACTTTCTTTTCCATGACCACATCGGCATAGATTTCCGTGGTGTGGATGTTGGTATGCCCCAACATCTCACTTGTGGTGTAGATGTCACTTCCTGCTGTCAGAATGAGGGTGGCGAAGGTATGACGGCTGCAATGAAAGGAAATGGATTTGTCTATTCCTGCTTTAGCTGTCATAAGCTTCAAGGCACGGTCGGCATTGCAGAGAAGGGGAATATGTGTGAACACCCTGTCATCAAGTGATGCAGTGCCTCGTTCCGGCATCCATTCCAAAGCCTGCTTCCCCAAAGGAATTACCGCAGATTTCTTCGTCTTCTGCATAGATTGGACATACACTTGTAAACCATCCTCTGTCTCTCGAATGTCTCGCCAATACAGTTGTAGCAAGTCGCTATGGCGCAAGCCTGTAAAGCAGCAGAACATAAATGTCTGTTTCGTAATAGGACTGCCAGTTTCGACTTCCGACATGCGTTTCAACTCTTCTACGGTAAGATAGTCCCTGTCGCTTGGTGTCTTCACAAAGGTCTCTCGCTTTTCCAGCTCATAGAACGGATGCTTCTGTAACACGCCTTGTTCCACCGCATATTTCAGCATAGAGTTGACATCGGTCTGTATCAGCAGCATTGTTTTGGGTGACAATGGCTTCGGGCGATTGAGAGACTTCATGTTTCGGTACACATCTTTGACATATGTGAGAAAGTTCTTGTAGAAGGACTTATCTACCTTGTCCATCATGAGACTGGGACGGTTGATGTGAGTCAGATAAGACTTGACTATGTTGACGGTGCTCCGCATATGCTTCTGATACGCAAGCGAATATCTGTCTCCCTTTTGAAGGTGAAGTAAGTATTCATCCATCCATTTTGAAAACTCAGCGGTAGGTGTAGATACCGCCTTTCCCTCTGGTTTGCTGCAAATCCCCAGTATTCTCTCGGACTTTATCTTCAATGCCTTTTTCAGCGTGGCTTCGTTTACCCTGCGGTCGTTGTCTGTCTTCTCGGGAATAAGGTAAAGGTTCAGCGATTCATACTGACGCTTTCCTCCCTTTTCATAGAACTCCAGATATAGGGTCGTGTTGCTGCTCTTATGCTTGCGGCTGCGTAGTTCTATCTTCATAGTTTTCGGTATTATCATCCTTTGTAAATAGGTCGTTGACAAGGTTCATTGCATCCACTTTCTTCTTGTCCACGATTTTTGCATAGATGGCTGTTGTAGTCACATTGGCATGACCAAGCAGCTTGCTCGTCGTGTATATGTCCACTCCGAGAGTAAGCATCATGGTGGCGAAGGTGTGGCGGCTGCAGTGGAAAGAGACCTTCTTCTCTATCCCTGCTGCCTTTACCAACTTCTTAACATGATAGTTGATGGTCGCATCACTGGCTGGTAAGGTAAATATAGGCTCATCCAAATTATCCTTCGCCTGTATGCAGTTCAGTGCTTCCTGCGACAAGGGAATATTATTCGGTTTCTGCGTCTTCTGCATGAACACATGGATGTAGAGGGTCTTGCCATCAGGAGTCTTATAAACCTTGCGCCATGTCAGTGTGCGTGCATCGCTCAATCGCAAGCCAGTGAAGCAGGAGAAGACAAACGCTTTCTTCACCTGCTCATTGGAACACTGCAAATCCATCAATGAGCGCAGTTCCTCAATGGTCAGAAACTCCCTGTCCTCTGGGGAAGGCTGGAACTTCTCTTTACGGTCAAGGCTCTTCATCGGATTTGCCGTCAGCAACCCTTCTCGCACAGCCTTGTTCAATGCTCCATTAAAGACGGCTTGATGATGGTGAGCACATCCTGGAGATATAGTCCTCTCATTGATTGTACAAACGCTGTTCTTTGCTGTTGCAAGGAATCGGAGGAAGCCACGACAGAAGTCAGCATCCACCTCGCTCATGGAAATATAAGGTGTCTTTTGCTGTTCCAGATATTCCTCCACTTTCTTCCTCATATCGACACGACCTTTCAAAGTCGATGGACGGAATCCGAAATTCTCCTGTTCGTACTTGCGCAGCCAGTCGAGTAAAGACATATTCGATTGCTTAATTTTCTCGTACTGTTTGATACCTCGCTCCTGCAATGCAATGATACGGTCTGCCTTGATTTTCTCCGCCACCTGTCGGGTGTGGATATTCATCTGCTTGTCCAGTGGGGTCTTCTCAGGGATGAGATACAACCCCAAGGATTCATACTTGCGTGTACCTTTTACATAGATGTCGAGATAGAGCCCAAGGTTGCCGTTAGCAAGCTTGCGCTCCCTGAGCCTTATCGGCTCTTTTACTTTTAATGCTTTCTTGGGTCTTCCCATATTTGTCTGTTTTTATTTGTTTTGATTTGCT